GTTAATAATATACTCGTCTTTCCTTATCTCTGTTATATTTATAGTAGCGCTTGCCTCTCCCTCTATCTTTTTTATCCACTCTATAATAAATCTAATCACTGCTTTTCTCAATCGCAACGATTCAAGAATTATTTTTTCATCACCCTCTAAATCTGTCGCATTGATAGAATCTAAATCTATCAGGTCTTTATAAAGTCTTTCTTTTGCTATCCTCCACCCGTGATGCGAAACTAGTTCTTTCAACTGCCCCTGTTCGTCCAATATCTTGGCTGTTTCCTTGTCCATTTCCATAGAAAAATGCTTTAAGTTTATTAACAAAACTTGTTTGGCTGTTATTCATCTCTTGCCTTATTTTATCAGTAAATGTTGTCATACTCCTGCGTTAGCCGCCGTCATTGCTGGCATAACAGGATTCTGGCTGGGAGTTTGTGCCATCGGCATATTTTCCTGTTGCAATGGCATATTCCCCATCGGCGGTATGGTTTTTCCTTTGGTATAAAAGGCGTAAGCGTTTAAGCCCATTTTGTCAAACAACTCTCGCAAAACAATATCACGATACTCTGGCGCTAGTTGCAGGGTAGAAATGAGATTTTGTATAAGAACGCCCTTATCAATCTTTTCGTTGGTAATATCGGTCTTTACTTTGTAATCCGAGAAGTCAAGTTTGTCAATTAACTTCACATATTGCTCTGCTTGGGTGTTAAGGCGAGCCAAAACCCTGTCTCTTTCCGCCATAACTTCAAGAGGATTAACAAATTGCCTTTGTTCTATGGTTTCTGCCAGCTTTTCATGAACAAGATAATTGGCCACCTTTTCGTTTATTTCCTGTAAAATGTCAGGATCGTTAATAATCTTGATAATATCTCCCTTTTTAAGATTTTTGAGTATTGTTGGGATATAATGGCGAGAAAGCCATCTGTCTAAGAACATGCCAATTTGCTCTTTAATCATCACAAACATTGATTGACTGGCTCTTTCCTGCAAAACGGCGCTAGTAGCTGGCGTAGAGGAGGGCAATCTTTCTCCTGTTGCCACCTCAAAAGCAGAAGTAAGCCGTTCTGCCCAGTTAAAGATATTGGTTTCATCGTTGTAGCTCGCCTGCGAGGCTTCTTGCATCACCAGTTGTTCTAGGTCTTCCATTCTATCCAACACCACTGCGCCATTAACAGGCAAGCGAGTAAGCATCTGTGGAGTAACGCCAGCGCCTTTTTTAATCTTAAACAATCCCAACTGGCTGACATAAGAACGATTTATGCGGATATTAACAATAATGTTTAAATAAAGCTGGATCATCAATAACCTTTCTGCTATGCCCCGACCATACCAACGGCCTTGAATGCGAGAATACCACGCCTCTTCATATGGTTTTTGTTCTTTTGTGTTTTCCTCAATCAAGTGGATTGTTTCCTCGCCCGATTGCTCCAAACCAGAACAAACAATGTGGCCGTCAATTTCCTCTGTATTCTTTTTGTTGCCCGTAATTAAATACTTTGGTATCTTGCCCCACATTTCCCAAACATCACGCCCCTTAATCCCCTTATCCACCGTTGAGCTGTATACATAATCATTGCGATTGACATAGTAGGTATCAACATCAGTATTCATCCAGCCATCCATTGCCTTTAATTCATCGCCCAACATTATTGCCCTTTCTGTAACACGATAAGCAGACTGCAAAGAGGGAGTGGTGGGATCAACATAAATATTAAGCAAATCAACTGGCCTTACCTGCACCCCGTATTTGCCACCGCTTTTCACTTCCATTGTTTTCCAAACTGCCGTGCCATCAATGGCTAAATTACGGGAAAGCATGTCAATTTCTTCGCCAAAAGAAGTTTCTTGGTCAGAAAAACTATCCAAAGCGTTTTTGATAGCCGAGCGTATCAAGAAGGCATTGCCCACTAATTCTGGGTCATCTGTGCCAATATTTATATCCTTTGTATCCAAATCAATGTTTTTGACCACATTTTCCACCATTACCTCAGTAAGCGGCATCCAAATCTTTTTTCTGCCCGTGTTGGGGTCATTTGGCTCTTCAAAAATACCCCAGTAATTCCGCCTAATTTGACGGATTAAATTGCGCATTTTAAAAGCCACCTTGTCAGTAACAAAACAAGTGGCTTCATCCCAGCTATCTCTTTCGTTTTTAACGATGTCTATTGCCTCTTTGGCAATATCAACATCTATTTTGGGTTTTTCTTCTGGCATATTTAAACAAACTGCCGTTTCTTTTTGTAGTGTCTAAACATTCCAAAGCACTTTCCCTGCGCTTCTTTCTGGGAATGTCCTTCTTTTCTGACTTCGGGGATACAGCGCCCCAGATAATCGTTAATGTTTTCTTTCTTTCTCGGCAACGGCATATGTTATTAGTTAAAGTCTTGTTTGTAAATACCCACTTCTTGCGTAATCGGCTTAGTAATTCTTGCGTCCCAAACGGCAAGCGCCAAGCTCATTACCCTATCATCTGTTAATCCCTCTGGCACTTCCACCTTAATCTTGCCCGAATCGCCCAAAACAAACTGAAAATTCTCTAATTCATCTAATAACCCCTCGTCTTTGGGCAGTTTTAACCTATCTTGTGCCAAATTAAGCGATAAATTGTCCAACAACTGCCTACGGCTTGTCTCTGAGAATTTGTATGGGTTTATGGTTAAACCCGCTCTTTCTAAATCCTCTACAATGGGGTCGCCAACGCCAGTAGAATCAATGGTTAGTTGCCCGTTATTGTATTTTCTAACAAATGCTTCTATCTTAGCTTTCTGCAAATTCCAATCAATTTGATTAAATCTTTCTTGGTTGCCCACCTTAAAAGTATTCAAATCCAACGGCGTGATTACTGTCCAGTCCTGATATTTAGCTAAATCACAGCCAATTCTGTATAAATGCTCTGGCTCTGCCCCATCAAAGCCATCATGGAGATTATCACGAATTCTAGTAAAAAACTGGTTAGCACCTTCAAGAAACTTGCAATAGAACTCTTGCTGAATCATTGCCTCTGGCATTCCTTCTCGGCGTTCTTTGTCTATGTCTTCCCGACTCAATACGCCAGTATCATCTACGGTTAATATCTCCCAAAACCAATCTTGCGAATTATTTTTTGCTATCTGCAATAGTTTCCAGCCATGATTCTTACCACGAGGAGTAAAGTTAAATATTACCCACGCTTCTTTATTTACCGCCAAAATAGGTCTAACATATTCCCAAACATTAGGGTCATTAATGCTATATTCTGAAAACACGATTCCTCTGGGATTTGTTCCAACTGATGTTTTCTCAAAAGTATCTGCCCCGATTAACTGCATTATTGACCCATTTTTCAATTCTATCTTTAATTCTGTGGCATTCTTGCTTTTAATAATCTCTGGCGGAACATGATCAAGCATTTTAAACCCTTCTATGTCTATATTGTCCCAAATTACCTTTTTTGCCTGCGTATAGGTGGGAAGGAAATAGAAATAGTTTCCTCTTTCTACCATTGCCCGCTTAATCATGTAATTCCAATCAACCTTGTCTTTACCCGACCTACGATGCCACACCGATACCGCCCTTTTAATTCCACTATCCAACGCTTCTAAAATTGGTAATTGATATTTTCTGGGCTTAAAATTATGCGGGAGAGTTATTGTCGCTGTCTTTACCATATTTAACAATATTTACTATAACTTCTCCACTTAATTCAAGATTCTCTTTTGGCAAACCATCAATATATGCCCATATTTTTCCCTGTGTCGTTGTATCGCCTTCTTTTACCGCCTTATCCATTATCTTCTGTATTAGTTGTTCTAAATATGTTTTTTTATCTCCTTCGGGATATTCTTCTAGTTTCTTTTTAATTTCTGCGGTTATGCTCAAACTACCCTTTGGCCGACCATAAGGATTGGCCGTATTACCAGGAAGTAATTGTCCATTTTCTGCCCTCATTGGCTTGTTTTCTCTTGTAACATCTTGCCCTTCCATAATTATAAACACAAAAAGCCCATTTATTAGGGTTATAACATGTCTGAAACCCTTGCAAACGATTTCAGACAAATAATTTACTTGATTGAAGAGTCGGTTAGATAGGCGTGATTGTAACAAATTATCTAAACGATAGGTGTTCCCTCATAACCGACCCCCCAATCAGTTACAAGAACCTGTTAAAAAACAAAAAACCAGCCGAAAGATTGATTCTAGTGCCTAGAACTAATAATGTTAATCAATCTAAATGGCCAGTAGTTAGTCATTTAACGATATTTATTTCTTCTGTGTATAATTATACAGCAAAAAAGCGATATTGTCAAATCTTAATCTGTGTATAACCATCTTGTTTCTCTTTTTCCTTAACAAAATTGAGCTTAAACTTTTTGTTTTCTTTCTGGCACTTGTCGCAAGTAAAAACAGCAGAACGATAGCGATTGCCATTAGCACGCTTAAACTTCTTGCCCATTTCTTGCAGGTCGGGAAACCACTTAAGAAATATCTTTACACCAACCTTGGGAGTTTTACCGCTATAAAACTCCCAAGACTTACCGCAAGAATGGCAGGTAGCATCAAGATAATATCCTTTGCCAACCATAGTTATTTAACTGCGCCCTTTGGGGGAATAACAATCTTGCCACCCTCATCAATCATCAATCTGCCAGAAGCCACCATTTCGTTAATAACCATTTGCAGGGCTTGCAGGGCATAATTGGTGTCGCCCTTGATAGAGCTTAACGCCGTGTTTAGTGAGATAGACACCTCTTTGCCCTCGCTATCTTTCTGCACAATGTTCAACTTTTCTTCTGTGGTAGCAGAAAAAACGCTTACTTGCCACATTAACACGGCCGAGAATATGGCATTGAGAATAACGGCGATCACAATTACTGCCAAAACAATCGCCCCCAATTTGCCCTCTTTGGGCAATTCAAGATTTTCCATAATGTTTTTAGTTATTTTTTAGTATTTCCTCTAATTCCTCTATCCTCTTATCTAAATTGGTTAATGCCCGAATAAAAATATCTTGATAGAAAGCGGGCAGTTTATCCTCTTTCATCTTCTTGGTCAGCTTATCTAGTTCTGCTTCCGTTAGAAATACGGGCATATTATTTAGTTAAAATCTCAAGCCCATATTCTACCTCGTATTCATTCATAAACTTGTTAGCCTGCTTCACGGCCTCTTCTAAAGTATCAAACTCCTTCTCTCCTTCCCAGAAAAGTTCTACCCCCTGGCCCATATCTCGGTGCGAACAAACCCATTTTTTGTCCCATTTGCGAATTAAGATGAAGTTATTAGCCGACATAATATCTTAGTTATTATTAGTGTCGCAATAGTATTCAAATCCATCTCTAATATTCTCTAATGACCAAGATTGAGAATAGCAAAGTGGTTTTGATTGTCTTTTTTGTAACATATTAAACGATGCTTGTTAAATCAATATCACTATCAACCTCATTACCCCAGACATCCCAACCTTCTATTTTTTCACGAGCAAATAATTCTATTCTAGGTAAATCACCTACCAATTCAATAATTTTATTTCTCACTATTTTAGGTTTTTCACTGTGTTTTGTTCTTGATTCTTGTATAAGCTGAAAAACTGATTTTGATATTCTTTTTGGTTTGCCATAGGTTGCCAATAAACAAGGTTCAGTATTACCTCTCGTCCATCTCCCCAACCCATAAAATGGTGTTTTACTTTTTGGATTTAATTTCAACCATTGAAACGCTATTGTCTTATAAGACCCTCCCCAAGCTTCTATAACTTGCAACGCTTCTTTAAGCATAGGATATGTCGCCCAAAGAAAAAGAACGCAATTTTCATCTACAATTTTTCTTATTGGTAATGAACAAATATCATTTAATTTCATTCCTTTATAATGATTTGCCATAGTTCCTTGACATCCCTGATCGTTGTAATCCCACGGTGGATCGGCATAAATAATTTGATATTTCTTCATAAATCAATCGGTTAAAACAAAAAGCCCATTAAGGGCTATACTGTTATAGTTCTCTGACGACCAAGCAGAAACTTAATTGGGTTAATTAGGCAAGGTTTTTCTTTATCACCTCTATTGCTGTTTTGGTCATATGTTCGCAATTGCTCCCCCAACCGTGATAGGGCATTTCTGCCTTCCAGTTGGGTTCAAATTCTTGGGCGATTGCGATTGCTAATTGATAGACGGCAATAGCAGTTAAACCACCGTCAACATAAGTTGCCCGATAAAAGTCTTCACACTTTTTTGGTTTAAGTTTCAAGTCAGTTAATGTATATCCGAACGCTTTAGCAATTTTACGAGCAAATTCTGGAGCTATAATAGCTCTATCGTTTTTAAGCATTTGCTCAATAGCTTTAGCTTTAGTCATATAATATAACTTTCTTGTTCCTGCTTGGTTATCAAAGAACTATTTGTCCTCTTTGGGACTACCAACAGTATAGCATATCTAACGAATTTTGTCAATGTGCATAACTTTTCAAGGGTTTTATTCCTTTGCCCGTGTTACGGCGTGAGCAAACTCGTTTCTTGTTTTTTTCATGGGTTAATATCTTAGTTATTATTTAGTGTCGCACAAGACATATTTTATGACCCATTATTCTTTGTTAATATCTTCCTTAAACTCTGTGAGGAAAGAGATGAGGTCAGTAAGATTGGCATTATACCCTATATTTTCTATCCAACCAACGAATTCTTCCATTTGTCCTGCTAAAAAAGCAGTTATTGCATAAAGCAAGGCAAAATATATTCCAATCACTATTGTTTCCTCTTATTTTATTCTTACTTTTTCTTTTTTATAACAAGCAGTTATATTTTGTATAGGAGAACTCATATTTTTTGAAACGACAATCTCTTTACACCTATCCCAACCATTAAAATATAGCCAATATCCGCACCAATAATAAGTAGTTTTTTCTGCTGGATTATAGGCAAAAGACGAATTATGTTCTTGCTTTAAGGTTCCAGTAGTACATATTTCTATTTTTTCCTGCCACTCATATCTAGGTCTAATATCGTTAATCCACCTTACTAAAAAGAAAAGAGCAATAATGGTAGTAATGACTATGCAGATTGTAGTAAATTTTTTCATAGGTTTATTTAGTTAAAATAAGTATTAACAATACAAGAATATTCATTGCCAGAAAACCCAAATTGAACCAGAAAAATTTTTGCCAAAACGATGATATTCTTTTCCCATTTAATATACAATGGGTATGAAAATTTATCGTATTTTTACAAGCATTTTCTACATCTGACCACATTGGTTCTTCCCCTTTTAATTTGCTTTTTTTAGTAAATCTGGGCATATTAGTTAAACATTCTATCTAAAATTTGTTTGTCTTCGTAATCTGGCAACTGCGGGTTATAACCCAGCTCGGCTCTTTTTTCCTGCTTCTGCTTCTTGCGCAGTTCTCTGTTCTTTTGTAATTCTTTCCAAAACCAGTCTGTAAAATGAAAATCTTGTGGGTTCTTAAATATCTTTTCCAACAAAGACTGCCTAGAACGCCTTACGGTTTCTGGCATAGGACAGTTCCAAATAAAGTTTAATCTATCAAATGACACTTTCTCTATTTGCTCACAAAACAGAACATAAAGATATTTGTCGTTAGAAAGAGCCACTTTATTATTTTCTATTAACCACAAAATATCATTTTCTGTCTTAGTTAATTGTGGGTAATCCCTGCGCATTAGTTTATTCTTTGGTTATTAAAATCCCTGTCTTTTATCCTAGCCATTAAGCGCAAAACGGATAGCATTTTCTCGTAGCGCCTTAACAAAAGCCGATAACTTGTTTCGTCTATGCCATCAGGACTGGCCTCCCAAAGCCGATCTGCCGCCTTGTCTGATTTAATGCCTTCTTCACTACGATACTGCAACCACTTCTCGGGCTTAGATTTAAGCACTTCGTCTAACTGACCAGCAACAAAAGAGTATTCTCCCGTAATAATACAAGCCATTTCCGCACATTCAATCTGATTAAGCGTTTCTGGTGATTTTAGTTTTGTTTCTATTTCTTGTATGGTCATAAAGTCATTTTGTTTAATATCTCTCCTTTTTTCTCTTGTAGTTCGTCTAGTTTTTTTATTTTTAATGGCGTTATATTATTTACTTTACTTTCCTTTACTTTACTATACTTTACTTTGTGTGTTTCTGTCTGTAGTTTAGGAGTAGAAATGTCAAGCTGGGGTTGTTTCTGCTCGTAGTTATTTGGCTTAATTGGTATTTCTACACGCCTATTCTTATAAACATCAGAAATCCCATCAACAAACTTCTGACACCAAATGATACGATTTTGCCACAATTCTTGGTCTATGGCTTCTAGTTCTGCGAGCAAATTTAGCAGTTTTTCACAGATAAGCGGCTCTGTAAAGGTTTTCGCCTGTAGAAACCTCTGTGTGCGAGGGTTATTATAGTCAAGAACATGATTATCTGTTGATCCAAGCATTTCTAACAATTTAAACCAGAAAGAATAGCCAAGTTCTTTGTATACCTGTTCTAAAATAAAGATAGTTTGGCCGTGATTACAGGCATGGGGAAAATAATCAACAGTCTTCTTTTTTGGTCTAGCCATAACATAAAAGCAAAAAGCCGTCAACTATATTGCTGTTTGACACACAAAACGCAAAGGCTTTGTTATCAGCTCTATAATTGACGGTTCTTTGATTTTAAGCGTTTTGTGTGTCATATAATTTATCTACCATAATTTTACCACATTATTTAAAGCCTTGCAAATTAAGTTATCCACTGCACTCCCACCAATCTTTATGCTTGGGATACATTTTGATAAAACACATAATGTTGTCAGTGGCATTCATCACATCACCCTTGCAATTTCTTTCCCAAGTTTCATCAATAAACTGGTATATCCCCTTAGCGCTAGATTGGCTATTAACCAAATACTTGCCCATTCCGCTTTCGCATTCTGCTATTTTTAATGCTGTTTTAATGGGGAAATCGTATTTAGTGCATAATCTAATTATTTCTTTTTCAACATCATTCTCTGTTTCTCCCTCGCAAACCACACTATCTAGCCCACAAGGATAACCACCAGATTGGGGCTGGCTGATAGCACTCTGACCAGCCCCTCCCTGATTATTCCAATCAGCAGTTTTGGGTAATCCCGCCACCGCTATAAAGGTAAAAAAACCAAGTACTAAAATCAATACCACCACCAAATAAATCATTGCGATAAAATAGTTTTCATTTTTCATACTCTTTTTGTTTTTAGTTAGTTAGAAGTTCTGGGTTTTCATAGATATTTCCAATTACCTCATCGTTTTTTGATGTGCGATAACCATTATAATCATTCTCTCTTATTCCCTTCCAGCCAACACAACCATATTCCCCGCATAAATCTTCTCCCCATTCTACTAATCCACCATTTTTAAGAATATCCCCCTCATAAATCTCCTTACCGTTTTTATCTTTCAGACCAGTATATTGACACCATTCCCATTGGTCATTATTAACCATTTCAAACTCACTTGGTTCATCTTCGGGATGATTTTGCGACATACTTGCGCCCTGCCATTCTCCCCAAATATCTAAACTAAATCTTTCCCAACATTTATTTTCTTTATCCCACGCCCTAAATTTAATTTCTCTCATATTCTTTTTGCTTCTTATTTTTTAGACCCTTAATTATATTATATGCCAAGCCCAATTTGTGTAGGGCATCGTTTAATTGCGCCACATCCGAACCCGCCTCTTTTTTCTGGCATTCTTTCCAACCCTGTTGGTGTTTTAATGTCATATTATTTTCTGTTTTTAGTTCTTTCTTTTAAATCTGCCATTTTAGCGCCATAATCGGGTCTGGCCTCCGTTGGGGGGCTTATTATGGCTTCAAATTCTGGCTTATACGGCATTTTAAAGGGCTGGGTGGGCAAAGATGCCATTTCTTGTTTTTCTCTCGTCCTAGGGGCTTTTATTGCCT